TGATATACCACTTATTGAAAACTATCAACAAGCAATAGCTGATAAAGAATTTATGTGGGAATGTCATCATCGTTTGGAATTACATCCAGATGGAACAGAAAGATTTTCAAGAGAAAGTCTTAAAAAATTGGATTTGTTGAATCATAGACCTCACACAGAACTTATATTTTTAAGATTTGATGTTCATCAGGCATTACACAAACGTGGCAAAGCAAAAAGTGAATTTGGAAGAAAGTACATTGAACATTATGGAATTGGAAAAAGAGATAATGTAAAGTTGTATGACCACGAAAAGGAATTTTATCGTTACCACGGCTACTGTAGTTGGGAGGCATAAATGAATGTTGTGAACACATCAGTCGTTGATAGCTTCGTTGGTGGTCATAACAAAGCCGAGAATCCCAATATTCAAGGCTGTTCAATCTCCAACAATATGATTACGGAAGTGAATGGAGAAGTAAAGTATCTACGTTCACTCTTTGGCAAAAAGTTCTTTAAACAGGTCACAGGAAACAGAAACGATTGTACTGGTTCCTTTTATGCTTCAGTAGGACTTGAAACAGAAAATAGATTGCCAAGTTCGTTCTGGTGCTTTGGTTCTAATTTGTATGAAGTTCGTCCAAGTGGAAACATTGTTAAGATTCTCACAGGACGAATGGATAAAGAATATGGTTGGTCCTTCGTTGAAAGTGGTGGTGAAAGACCATTTTTGTTAATTTGTGATGGAAATACATTACACGCTTATAATTTGTATACTGGAGAAATGAAACTTATTCAAACTCCACTTGGTGTTACAGGAGATACAATTGTACCAAGTAGTGTTTCTTGTTTAGCCGGTTCTATAATTGTAAGTGATAAGAATACTGGCTATGCTTATTATTCTCAACCATATATTTTGTCAAACGATACAATGGAAATCTTAAAGAAGGACCACGATGGAAATATCGTGACCGACAAAAATAAAGCTCCATTGTATGACGAAGTAAGTGTCTGGGATGGAAATATATTCTATGATATGTACGCTTCTTTGCAGTACAAGAATGCTGAATCTAGCTCCGATAGTATAGTTTGTTTGAAAGCAGTAGGTGATATTCTTACTGTCTATGGTAGAAGTTCTATTGAATTTTGGACCCGTAGTGATACAGAAGGTATGACCTGGATTCGTACAAACTATACAAGTAACAATAGTTTGGGCTTAAAGAATGCTCGTACTGTAGGTGTGTTTAATAATCTACAAGGTTTCTTGGGTGCCGGAAATAGAAGTGGATTCGGTGTTTATATGATTCAAGGAACTGAGATAAGCAAAATTAGTCCAATATGGCTTGACGAATTATTGTTTAAATCAACCTTGGTGAATGTGTTTGCTTATGGATATAGCTATTCAAATCATAACTTCTATGCTATTCACTTTAGGGATAATACTGATAGACAGCGTTCATTTGTATATGATTTGGCTACAGGAGATTGGCACGAAAGAACTTCTTTGAATGTTGACGATATGAAAGCCGAAGCGACACACTACATTTATCCTGTGTTCACAAGAGAAGGTCAATTGTTGTATGGTTCATTTAAGACAAAGAAACCAGCTTCAATCTACGAAGGTCGCAAAGACTACTGGTATGAAGACTTGACTGAAACACAGAAATTATCATTTGTTCGTGGTCGCCAAACACCTTTGATTATTGACAGTGAAAGAGAGTTTATTCTAAATGCTTTGAGTGTTGAAGGAAACTTCGGACAGTGCGATGACAGAAGAATCGTTCCATTGTGTATGTTGGAAATCAGTCGTGATGGTGGCTATACATATGGCAATACAATAACAAGACCTTTGCCACGAACAGGTGAATACAAGAAAAGAGTAATGTGGAATGGTTTAGGACTTGTAAGAAACTGTGTAATAAAGTTTAGTGTAAGTGCTCCCATTGATTTACTGATACAGAATGCTTCAATAGCAACAGTTAGTTTAAATTACCGTATGTAAATAAGAGGTCAAAATGAAATTAAATGCAGTTGGGAATAAGCTATGGTAGAACAGGACTTGCTTAATGGCGAAATAAACCTTGGCTCCACACTAAAAGACCTTTTAGCTGTGACACAAGGAGCATGGATAGAAACCGAAAAGAATGGATGGTTGTTCACTAAGTTAGGCAGTAAGTTCGGTATCGCAGTACAAGAAGTTGACAGTGATAAGACTTATATATTGCCAAAGAAGTTTGATAAACGAACAGGAATCCTTTATATTGGCGTTAATGAAATTAAGGGCGATATAATTGGGTTAGGACAAGAAGCAATAACAGCTCCAATAACTGGTATTGCTATAATCATAATAAAATAATGGAGTAGTAATATGGGAATCGGAGATATTTTAGGAAAAGCTTGGGACGTCTCTCCTGGTGGATTTACTAGCAATATGATTGGTAAAGCTACTGGCGGTGGAAGTAATGTTGTGAAAGGTGGCGGTGGCGGTGATATTCTTGAAACATTTGGTTTCGGGAATGCTGGTAAGGTTAATGCTGCCAACTCACAGTTAGAACAAAATAAACAAGATTTGATAAACGCCAATGCTGTAAACCAAGGCTATATTGACGAATATCAAAATATGATGGGTAGTTTGTATGGTACTGCTCCTGCTCAATATCAAGAAGCATTGAACAGATACATGAATGCAGACCCATATTCTTACAAGAAAGAAGCCAAAGATTTCTTTAGTCCAGCATACGAACAGCGTGTAAAAGACGCTATGAACAACATAACAAAATCACAGGCCAATGCTGGTAATATGTTCTCTAGTGATTATTTGAATCAGTTGAACGCAAAATCTCAAGCTATGGCTAGTGAAGAATGGGATAAAGCTTACGATAGAATGCAGCAAGACAGAGCAAATGCTCTCCAGGAATATCAGGTAAATGATAGTAGACTTGGAAATATCGCAAGTATGCTCGGACAAGATACTGGTAAGTATGCTGATTCTATGGGTAATGTTTATACAAACAGAATTAACGCAAACAATGCTTTGACACAAGGCTTGACAGACTTAAATACTGCAATCGCACAAAATAACTTGCAGAAAAAGAGCGGTCTCCAAGCGTTGTTGAATCCATTTGGTTAGTAAGGAGAATACAATATGAGTTTCAATCCTACATTTAATTATACACCTGCTCGCCAACTTATTCTTCCTAGTAACGGTACAGAAGGTTGGAAAACTCTCGGCACAATCTATAATGGAGTTGCCGGTTATATGAGCTGGAAAGACAAACAGAAACAAGCAGAACGAATGCAGAAAGCTCAAGATGACTATTATGAATTGTTAAAGTCATATTTAAACAGAAATGAAGAAGCTCCTGTTGAAGCACCTGTTGTTGAAGAAGAACCCGTTGAAGAACCAACATATACTTTTACACCAACTTTGCCAACACGTGCTTCTAATGATGAAGAAAGAATGGCATTGGAAAATCGTATGGCTAAGCAAGCAAGTGAAGACGAAGCTCTTGACAACTATCAAAAGGCTCTCGCTGCTGCTAAATTGAGAAGTGCCGCTGGTTTAATCGGAGGTATGTAATATGGATGCTAGAGAATTAGTTAGTCCTGATATAACAGACGATAACTTCAAATGGCGTTTCGCTATGGAGAATATGCGTCCAAAGTTGGATATACAAGGTCCAGGTGTTGGTTCTTTGTTGTATGCTATGAATCCTGCAACAAGTGAACTTGGTTTAAAACAAATGGATAGTGAATTAAACCAACAGCTCGCTGCAAATGAAAACTTTGACAAGCGTGGTGATAGAGCATTGAAGTTTATGGAAGAACGTGTACAGGAAGATATAGCCCGTAAGAAAATGGGTAGTGTTGATGCTGGTCACGCAAATAGTTTGTTGTCGAATTATACACAAGCTCTCCAGAGTGGTGATGCTACTGCTATTGCTATTGCCGAAGATAGAATTAGACAGACCTTCCCAAATGCTGATGCTATAATGAATCAATCAAAAGAACAAGCTGCTTTGGGTAAAGTTCAAGATGATGCTTATCTTGAATTGGGTTCTATGTTACCAGACAAATGGAACAATGGTTCTGAAAGAAAGGCATATATTGATAAAGTTCAAAATGCTATTGATAATGGTTTGGTTACTCGTAAAAATGGCTTTGAACTTATTGGTAAAGCAAACCAAACAAGTGATTGGGGAACTATAAACAAGAATACTCACAAACAAGCTCAAATCGGTGCTAGTGCTGGTAGAAATGTTAAGAAGAAAGAAAATGACTTAGTGCAACAGAAATATAAAGAATTGAAAGCCAAATATCCATCAATTAGCGATGCTGAAGCATGGGATAGAGCATTAGAAGTCGCGGGGGTAAAATAATGTCTGAATATGTTAGCGAAAAAAGAAAACAAATGACCTTTTATGATAAATTAAAAAGGTCAATGGATTTGGATGACCCACGCAGACAAAGTGTGGATTTAATGGAACAAGTCGTGAGTAGAATACCCACCGAAGCTGGAAGAAAATATGCTTTGTCTAAACTTTTAAACGATGAAAAATATGGTCTAAATGATTTTAGTTCGTTTAAAAATCAGGACTATATTAAAGATATACAAGACGCTTGGTCTTTAAAATATCAAGATGATTTCACACCTCCTGATATAGAGAAGGCTGAAGCTAAACAGGATAAAGAAGACTTCTTCAACTGGGATAGTAAAAAGCATTGGTCTAAAAGAACACCACAAGAATTGAAGCAGAAAGCTGCTAAAGCAGGTTATGCTGATTATGGTGCTTATATTCAAGATGTTGGTAAACTTCAAACAGATAAAGATACTGATAAGGAACTTAGTAGATTTGGATATGACAAGTGGGGTCCTGTATTTGCACCTAGAACTTATGAAGCTTATAGAAGAAGAGAAGACCCAGGAATTAAAGATATTGGTTTGGATGCTGTAGAAGGACTAGCATATACAGTAAACCCTGCTGGACGAGCTGCACAAGCTGGTTTACAGGGTAGCAAATATGCTGCTAAAGCTGGAGCTTTAGCACTTGGTGCTAATGCTTTGGCAAACCCACTTATATTGGAAGGACTTGATGCTATGGCATATAGTGACCCAAACAACCCCAGAAGTAAATTTAGTGGTGGTGATGTTGCTATGGGTACAGGAATTAATATTGGTGTCGGTAAAGCTGCTCCAGCAATCATTAAGAAACTTGTTTCTCCTGTTGAAAAGAGCAGGGCACAAGCTGCAAAAGAAGTGGCAAAGCAATCGGTTCCTACCTATGATAAGAGAACAATTAGTGTTGATGGTGCTGAAATGACTAGACGAGATGCGAATGAAATTTCTAAGTTCTTGAAAGATGAGATAAGAAGAAAAGAAGTTCAAAATTTGTCTAGTGAAGATTTGCGTTTGAAACTTGATAAAATTAATTTGGCTAAAAAACAAGAAAGTGCTATTGCCAAAGAAACTAAAAATGATGCTAAAGATGTAGCAACAACATTTGGTGAACGATATATAAGTGATTTGACACCAGGTAGTTTTGCTATGGATTTTGCTTCAAATAAATTTGGTGATGCACTTAGCGAAGATCCACAAGCAACCAAACGCCTTGTACAGAGAGCTGTTCGTGCCCCAGGATTTAATTTAGCTGGACCTCTTATTGATGCATATTATGCTTCTAAAGAAGGTGAAAGTGAAAAGAAAAAATTAGATAGAGAATTAGGTTACGAATAAATTAAAAGGAGAACAAATTATGCTTCCATTGATTATGTTAGGCTTGTCATTAGCCCAAAAGAAACAACAACAGAACGCAGCTGAAACCCAGCAACTAGCAAACAATATGAATGCTGCTTCTCAAGCTCCACAGCCAAATGTGAATTTGCAGAGCAACTTTTCAAATGCTGGTTCGTTGTTAAACCCACAATTTGAGACTGAAGAAGAAAGAAAGCGTAGACTTGGTTTTTAATAAATAGTGTAGATACAAACCAAATTGCTGATGAAAAGACCCTGAAAGATGGGTAAGAAGAACGAGGTTTATGATGGAAAATAGTTTTGATTTAGACAAACTACTAAAAAAGATTAAAAAGTTTGAGAACAGGTCCAATGCCCGATTCAAAGAACAAAAGAATCGCATTAAAGACGATAAAGAATTCCTATGGAAGAAGCCACTAAGTGAAGATGTTTCTAAGTTGCTAGGCAACAAAAGATACCGTGGACACTTGGATGTTGTTAGTAATGCGATTAGAGCAATAGTAAACTCATATACTTCATATCCATATAAACCTCGTACTGATATGCCAGACTTGGCACAGTTTTATGACAAATTAAATGACGATATAAGTGAATCAGTAGAGAATGCACTTAAAAATGCAGTCTCTTTTGGTTTAGGGTATATCGTTGTTTTGCCACAAGAACGAAATGGTGCTGTGATTCCAGTTCCATATAGCATTGACAAAGTTGAAACAGTCTTCTATGACCCAGATTCAACTGATATGAATGGTGCTGATGCAACACAGGTTCTTTTCGTTGATTATAAGTCCCGTGCTTTTATTAAGAACAAATATGGCGAAGAAATTGCGGACAAATTTAAGAATGGCACAACACTTGAATTGACTACTTGCGAACCAATACAAGACGAAATGTGTCCTGTCTTTACTTATTTCAAGAAAGAAGATGGAATCATAACGATTTACAAGATTATTGCCGATACATTGGTTGAAGAACCAATACAGCTTCAATTGAAACAGATTCCTGTTATCCCAGTATATGGTGAAGCTATTGAGATTGACGGCAACAGAATTTATCGTGGTATTGTTTCTCAGTGTAAAGTTCTTCAGGACCTTACAGATATGACTGCTAGTCAATTGATGGAACGATTAGCCAAGAGTCCAAAGGGTATGTGGATTGCTGGACGTAGACAAATTGGTAAGAATGCCGATTTGTGGGATAACAGTGATATGAACACACACCAGTTGTTCATTTATAACGATAAAGATGGTACTGAAACTTTGCCTCCTCCAACCCGAGTTGATGCTAGAGTTGAATATGGCGATTTGACAGGCATCATGAGCAATACTGTTGGAATGATGCAGTCCGTTGTTGGTGTTGAATCCATTGGTTTACCAGACGAAAGAAACGAAATAACAGCAACAGAAGCATTGTTGAATGCTAAGTCTTATAACAACAATGTTAGACACTTTATGAGCCATTTGAAATATAGTTTCAAAGCTTTGTGCGAATTGGTTGCTGAATACTTCAATCTTGGTGACATACAAATTAAGATTGAGAACGGTCCACAAGAGAACCTAGAAAGACAAACAGCTCGTCAGGAATTGATGGCATTGACACAAATGTTAGATGACCCAAGTGATAGAAAGCGTGCTATTTTAGCTGTGGCTAGTACAATGAATGATAATGCGTTCGTTAGTCCTTTCTTACAAGCTATTTCACAAGAAGATCCTGCAATCACTCAGTTGAAGCAACAAGCTACACAAATGCAGCAGACTTACGAACAACAGATTGCCGAATTGAAGAATCAAATAACTTTGTTGAAGTGCCAAGCAATAGAAGCAGACACCCGTAACAAATATACAATGGAAAAAGCAGAACTTGATAATCAGGTTAAGCTTGCTATTGAAGAAATGAAACAGAATGGCGAGAACGGCAGAGAAGCTATGAAGTTGGCTCACGATGATTTAAATGAAGCACAGAAAACCAATTTGAATATTGGAGGTGAACCTAATGTTTAGTTTATCTTTATTGAACAAGAACCGAATTAAAAATGGTCGCTTGTTCGTATATGAGAAAGACACAACAGATTTAGCCGATGTTTATACGTACGAAAATGCGGAATTTACACCAGGACCAAACCCAATCTATTGTGTTGATGGTTTGCCAGAGAATACTTATTTTCTTGCGAACAAAATATATGATGTTCTCGCACAGGAATACGAAGGAGAAAGTTCAGACCCAGAGGGAGATTTAAGACCTGAGGTTTGGCGTGAATCTTTCAGTACAAAAATTGGTTTTGAATTAGATAAGGAAGAAAGAGAAGCCAATCGTACAACTGTACACACTATTGAGAATTTGAAATCACTACCAGTAGGTGGATATGTTGATGTTATCGGCTATTGGACTGATAATGATTGCGAAGCAAGAACATATTACTGGGATGCAAATTGTGTCAATACTGAAGATGGTGGTCTTATTATTGGTAGTGACCAGAGCGATACTGGTAGATGGATTTTAATTTGTAATGAAATTATGAAGTCCGAATACTATGGTGTTTATGGAAACTCACACCAAGAACACCTTGGCTCATTGTTTGCTTACAATGATTCTTATGGCTCTATGGGTCTTGTTTCTCCAAAGACTATTTACTTGGCTCCAGGAGCTTATGGTGATGGATATAGTTTGTACAATGCTCGCGGTAAGAAAGTTGTGTTCTCTTATGGTGCTAAGCTCAAGAACGGAAACACACTTCGTTGTATGAATTATGAAGGAATTGGTAATAGTGTACTTGGGAATATACAAATTGGTTTTAATGAGAATGGTCAGTGGGCAGAAGAAAGAGCAAACCAACCAGTTCGTTTAAGTCAGTATCCTACTTTGGATGCATTTATTAATAGCTGGTCTAAATACTTAATCTTTGATAGAGAAGGAGATGTCAATCTTACTGCTTCAAAGACCTTGACAAATTGTTATGTTGTATTTGAAAAAGAAATCAACATAATAAGTTCAATTGGTAGCACAGCTACTTTGTACTTTGATAACTGTACAATAGTTAGCGACCATAAGATTGTTGATGGAACTAGAGTTCATTTCAAGAATATGTTTATCAGTGACAAGTGGTTCAAGAGTGCTTTCAATAACTTCTTGCCATACCCAGAAGACGATATAAATGTAAGTGCTAGACCAAAAGACTTTGACAAACCAATAAACTATTGGAAAGCATTGACTTTGTATAGCCCAAGTTCTGTTACTGCCGATTTCGCAGGAATGGATAACACAGGTGATTTGTCAACACTTACTGCAGATGGTTTGAGTTCTTGTACGATTAGAAATTTCAATGGTAAGTTCCTTACTGTTGCATCTGATATTCCAAGTGCCACATTAGAGAATTGTAATATAGCTAGTGCTTATATCTTCCCAAGATGTACAGTATTAAGAAATTGTAATATCCAAAATGGTAGTTTGTACACAAACGGACAGAATGATAGAATTATTCGTTTGTATGAAAATTGTACTTTCACGAACCAAGTGGATATGAGCATGGAAAATGCGACTGCTTTCAATATAAGTTCTATTGGTTGCGATTATGGTTTAATGAACTCAAACCCATTTATCAGTAACAACGGTCTTGATATTGGTGCTTATCCAAACCAAAGAGGTCGCACTTACTTTGTTAATAATGTTGGTTTAGGCGATAACTACAATCCTAGTATAATATTATCAGGAATTGAAACGAAACCTGCTTCAATTACAGCTGGCGATTTGTATTGGACCGACGTTGTTGGTTCATATAACTGGAGTAATGGGTATGTTTGGTATTCATTGGAGCCATTTATGACAGACGCCCCAGGTTGGAAGTGGGACTTGAACACCAGTGTAACCTCTAGATTATATGTAACCACTGGTAAAGATATAACTTATTCTTGGGATTTCGCCCGTGGTAATGATGGAAAGGTCTATACTCCTGGAATACTCTCAATGAGTGCTAAGTTTAGCAGAGCAGATATGTTGTACAATCCTTGGACTCAAGATCTGGGAAAAGTAAATCTAGTTAGACATACGAGGTAGTAATGTTACAGTTTTTATTCTCACCCACAAAACAATATCAGTTTGAAAGTGGAAAGCTATTAGCTGGTGGTAAAATCTATGTGTATTTGAAAGATACTGAGAACCTTGCTACTTTGTACAATGGCGAAACAGAAGAATACACAGCCAACCCAATAGTGCTTGATGCCAATGGTAGAGCCAGTGTTAAAGCAGACGATACGAATGAATATAGACTAGAAATCTATACACCATACGATACTTTGCTTTATACTTGTAATGCGTTCTATGCTGGTGGTGAAGGTGGCGGTGAAGGTACATTTATTGTTCGCCACGATGATACATTAAGTGGTAATGGTACTTCACAACACCCATTATCAGTAGTCAATATTCCATTAGCAGTAGACGATACAATGACTGCTTATGAAGATATAA